TTATTTTATCTGAGTCAAACCATCCGCTGTCAGCAGTATACTCTGTGCCTTCTTTGTTTACGCCGGGAGCAAATTTGTATTTAACTAACATCTAAATTTACCTTTAACCTGTTGGCAAGATGAGCTTTCTTTACTTCTTGCTTGCTTTGTCCATGATATTCAACAGCGCAATGATTTGCCAAAAGTTCTGCACAGAGCCACTTGCCATCAACTAAAAAGTCACCAAGGTATCGACCGTACTTTCCCTTTTCATGAGTTTTTAAAATAGCTGTTGATCCGACAGGCAAGAACTTTTGAACGAATGCTTTTGCAAGTAGTCCATATTTTTTTTCTTCCAAATCTCTAGTGCGAGATTCCTCGCAATCGATTCCGAAAAGACGGATACGACCAGCACTGCCACGAACCCAACAACCAAAACCCAAATCAACATCGACATCTATAGTATCTCCATCAATTATTTTTACTACAGTACAATTAAATAGATAGGGATCAGACATTAGTATTTATTCGTCCTTATCTGATCTGTTACTTCTATAGCCCTACCTTTTACTTGTGTTGCCCAGCGTGAATTTAAAAATTCTGTAGAAGCTTCAGCATAAGAACCTTTTTGCATATGCTCAATAGCATTTTTAAATGTCCTAAATTTTGTTGCTCCTAAATTAAAGTGCATATTTATAATTGCATCCTTTCTAGCGCCATCATCAAGCTGACCAAACCAATCGTACTCTTGTGTCAACTCCTTGATTGTACGAATAATATCATTTTCTAAAAGATGATCTACCTCTTCATCTGTAAGCCCAATGCCGCCGTTTGCATCTACATTTCGACCAATGCCTAACGTATAAAAACCAGCAGGACATTTGTATATAACATGCCTGTCATTAGTTTTAACAACGCCTTCGTGACGCTTTAACTGTTCAATCAATTCATACATCTTATTTTTTTCCATTCGACCCGCCATAATAGAATGCCGCTGCCGTGCCTAATATCCCGCTTAACTGACCTAGAACCAACGATATAATTGTCTCATCGTTTTGATCATGAGGCATCATAGTGACCATAAGAACAAATGCGCCATAAAGTAGAAGCGTCAATACAGAAAATAATTTAGGGGTTAAGTCTGTAGAAAAAGCGGCTCTTGCGTCTTTGCGGTCTTCAACCTCAGTCTTAAACGACTCAAGGTCTATTTCCATCTCTCTAATTTTAAGTTTGAAATCCTCATCGGCCTGCTTAACAAGCACTGCTTTATCTGGCTCTCGTTCAATAAGGTCTTCGATTTCATTAGCTGTAGTAGATTCTGGCAAACTTAATTTTGCTGCCACCATTTTAACAGCCATACCAGCCAGAGGCCCACCTGCTGCCGAAGCTATGTTAGGGGCTAGAGACTTGAGCAAGCCTCCTAGTTTCATCACGCGCCAACCTTATCAGAAGGCATTTGCTCCTCGGCTATGATGCCGTCTATAGTATCGCAAACATCTCTGACGACCACTCCAGTAGTAGCAGACAGAGCCGAACGACCGACAGCCCTCATACCCTTATACAATTGATTGCAATACAAGTCTTTGTTGTCCATGACCTGCTCAATAGAAGTACAGCTAGACAACATAACAATAACACTAAGCATAAGTAGTCTCATTTCTTTTGCTCCTTTATGAATCCTTTTAAGCGTTTCTTATATCCATCCATGAAGTGGTCAGAGATAGCATCAGATACGCCACCATCTTTATCCTTCTTGGATGGGTTTATAAAGTTCTTACCAGAATTAGCAAAGTACAGCATGGTCTGTGACTTAGACGGGCCATAGCAAAACTTAGGTATCTTAGCCACGATGTCGCTGCCCATCACACAGGAGATTTGATCGTCTAGTTGCATAGGCCGCTTGAAACCTTTGAAGAACGTGTTTGGCTTACCGAAGGTAATCAGGCTTAGGTTAGGGTGCTTCTTGTTTAGTTTAGCGGCTGTTAGCTCTGCTAGAGCACCACCAAGACTATGACCACACACTAGGGTACGTTTCTTGTAGTCGATAAGCTTCTTGATTTGACCCCAGACAGAGGCATGGGCCGTGGCAAAACCACCATGACAAAAGCGTCCCGCATACGGTACAGGGATAGCACTGGCGTTCCAAATCCAGTCAGCGGCTTGCTGTGTGCCTCTAAAGACTATTATATCTACTGACTTACGCCTGACAAAGTAAGCAGTAGTAGAGGTCCACTTGCTTTCGATCTTTGTGGTATCAACATATTCGTTATCTTTGTAAGCCTTCATCGACCAGCTACACGCCATTGTTAGTAATACCGGGTCTAATTTCATTTGTCAGCCTTAGTTTCTAGTCTTTTAAAAATTGCGCCAAGCAGTTCTTTGACCTCTCGGATGTCTTCACGATAATCTTCTTTGGTAACATACTGCACAGCAATAGCTTTCATGTCGGCATCTATTCGATCTAAAAGCACAAAGACTCTATTGACCAGCCAACCCCCTATGAAACCCGCTACGCCTACTGCCACATTAAATAACACTTGATACTCCATACTATAGCGATCCTACAAAAGCGATTATCCAACCTAAGCCACCCACGCATAATGCTGCTGCCAAAATAGCGAACATAAGATTTTTGAAATCCTGCTCTCTTTTAAGCTTCTCACGCTTTAGTCGGTTTTGTTTAATCTTTTCTTGCGACCGACGATACCTCTCTTCTTCGCGTATCCGCATCATGCGCTGATACTGTGGAGTCTTTCCCTTAGCCATGAAGATTTTCTTCACCTGTTCTTCATACTTGGCTATTTTCATTTCAGCTTCGACTAGCTTTAAGGCGTAGTTCTCTACTGATCCTGACGCATACGCCCCTGAAGCGGGACGGCGTTCTAACTCTTCCTTTGCTTCTTGAACCTTATCCTTGGCATCGTAAAACGAGCCAAGCTTACCCATAAGGTCAGAGGCATCCTGTCCCGTCTGGACTCCTTGTTGAATCAGCTCGAAGGCTTTGCTTGCCGCAGCAAGTGCTAGTCCAATTTCTATCATTATACATACTCATACTTTAACTAGTGTATTAATTGTACACAGCATACGCTTTTTCCCATAACTCAAAGTCTTTAGCATAGGTATCTAATATTTCTTGTTTTGTATCAGGTCTCAGTTTTTTAAGAAAATTATCTACATTATTATTGACGTTTTTACGCACCTCTATACGCTTTTCTACTTTACCACCTCTATCTAGTATATATTTACTAACATGATCGTGAAGGTTTTCAGTGTTAAAAAGTGTTGCGTGTTCTGGTAAAAAATTACTTTGTATTGGGAAGATACGTTTTGTATGTTGCCAAAAAGCATTAGGGTCGCTGTACTTATAACAGTCTGAGCCTTTATTCAAAGCTACATAAAAATTAAACCAAGAAGATATTCTTGCTAACGGCTCCCGTATAGTTGCAATACAAGGCATAAAGGGTTTTACCTTTCCTTCAGATTGAAGATTATCAAAGGTTTTATGCACACCGCCTATACGTGTAAGCGGATATTTCCGATAATCAAACCCATACTTTTGTTCGCATTCTTCAAACACAGCACCCATGTCCTTTACTTCTTCAACGCAAATATCTTTTGTTTTATCAATAAGCCCTGATTTTAAAAAGTAAATCGCAAGAGAAGTAGACCCTGTTTTTGGCACACGCAAAACTACAAAATTATTTGAATATGAAATTATCACTGCGTGATTACCACGGTATCCGTATCCTCAAAAAACAGCATGGTTCCTTCACACACCATATTCCAATCTGGCCCTTCTTGTTCACTTCTCGATGGCACTTCAATAATTACATGTCGAGCTAACCATTCAGTGCTATCTTGTAGTACACGCCATACATGCTCTTCAGTACCTCTGCCTTCCATACCTCGTGATTTATTAAACCGTATCCGATACTTTAGGCTCATCGTTATATTTTTTAACCCCCCTCTATAAATTGTGCTATTGAAACTCTTGTGCCGTCTCCAGCAGTAGGTAATGCAGAATGTAAAACACAACTTGGGAAAATAACTGTTTTATTATGAGCAACCTTTACTGTCTCTTCTTGGTCAGGGAAATAAAAATCTCCTCCTGAGTTTTCTCCTATAAGCAAAAAAGTAATTGCTGTAATTTTAGATGAGTCTCTATGCGGCTTATACTCCTGACCTTTTCTATAATAATTTAAGAGCGTTGTATCTAAGGTTGAATGAGTTAGAAACCCAAAAACTGCGTCAAACTCCTCCATAGGTTTAAAAACTTCAGGGCTAAAGATTTTTCGATTGGCTTCAAGTATGGCGGAACAGAGTCGATTATAGTTATAAAACCAATACAAAAAAAATACGTTTAATGTTTTTAAAAACTTATTTTTTTTTTTTTTGTCGGTTTTTGTTTTTTATGG